TACATCAAAACCAATCACAACTAGGATGGAATGATTGTTTTCTACAAGTTTACTTCTTCCTGTGTGGTGTTAAATATAATGTTAATCCAAGATTACACAATATTTTTCCAGAAAATCCAAATCTGGATTTGAATGAGATGAAAAATCATTATGATATGGTTCACAACTATAAGAATTTTTATGAAGGTAGATAATGGACTTAACTGAAATTAAAAGATGTTTGGCTTGTGACTCGGATCAATTAGTTCCGGTACTTGATTTAAATGACCAGCCGTTGGCTAATTCCTACAAAAAGAATAAAGATGACCACGAAGATTCATACCCATTAAAAATTCACAGGTGTGAAAATTGTTATCATGTACAGTTGACTCACGCTGTTAATCCAGACCTAATCTATAAAAACTACCTGTATGTGAGTGGAACTACCAGTACCTATGTTGAATATATGGATTGGTTTGCCGATTTCTGCCTTGAAAAGTATGGTAGAATCACACCATTCACAGTATTAGATATTGGTTGTAATGACGGTTCACAGTTGAATAAATTCAAAGCCCGTGGTATTAAAACATATGGTGTTGACCCAGCTGAGAATTTACATAGTCTATCTTCTGCCAACCACGAAGTTGTGTGTGGTTATTTTGATGAAACTTATTCAAACAAGGCTGATATCATTGTTTGTCAGAATGCTTTTGCTCACAATCCTAATCCAATTGAGTTTTTAAAGAACTGTAAAAAGAATTTAGAGCATTCGGGATTAATCTTTATTCAAACATCTCAAGCAGATATGATTCTGAATAATGAATTTGATACAATTTACCACGAACATATTTCATTCTACAACATTCATTCGATGAAGTTATTATGTAGAAGAGCAGGATTAAACCTGATTGATGTGGTGAAAACACCCATTCATGGCATAAGTTATATATTTATTATTAGTGCAGATAAAACTGCTGAAGCTACTGTTAATAATCTAATTGATATGGAAGCAGTTGCTGGTTTGTACAAAACAAATACTTATTTGCAATATGAAAATAAATGTTTGAACATGGTTAGTTCGTTCAGCACGTTTGTTGACTATTGTAGAGACCAAGGATACAAGATTATTGGTTATGGTGCACCAGCCAAAGGTAACACATTGTTGAATTTCTCAAAAGTAAAAATGGATATGATTATTGATGATAATCCATTGAAACAAGGTCTGTATACTCCAGGTTCTTCTATTGGTATAGTTGGTTCAGATGTATTGAAATCTTTCACAGAAGATGATAAACTAATGTTTGTACCTTTGGCATGGAACTTCTTTGATGAGATACGTAAACGTATTCTGGCACAAAGAAACAATCCAAATGATAAATTTTTAAACTTGAAAGAATTGTAAGATGGAATATAGTGATATGATTCAGGCTCTATCGAAGAATAGGCCCGCTTATGCAAAGAACTATGATAACTATGAAGAAGGACAATTTGTTCAATATTCAGGTCAATTGTGGGACGAAAATGAAATGTATGCTGCCATGGATACATTATTGAATGGTAAGTGGATTACCTCAGGCGAAAAAGTAGCACAGTTTCAAATGAAGTTCAGTAAAAAGTTCCAAGTAAAGAATTCTCATATGGTCAATTCAGGTAGTTCCGCTAACTTGGTGATGATTACTGCATTGAAACATTATATGAAATGGAAGAACGGTGATGAGATTATTGTGTCACCTGTGGGATTTCCAACAACAATTGCACCTATTGAACAGAATGGTTTGAAGGCAGTCTTTATTGATATTGAATTAGACACACTTAACTTTGACCTCACCAAGATTGAAGAAAAGATTACACCAAAAACCAAAGGTATCTTTGTGTCTCCAGTTCTTGGTAATCCTCCTAATATGGACATTTTACGTGATATTTGTACAAAATACGGAATTCTATTGATTGGTGATAACTGTGATTCGTTAGGTTCTAACTATGATGGAAAAATGTTGACAGACTATTACTACTGTTGGTCTACATCATTCTATCCCGCACACCATATCTCTACAGGTGAAGGTGGAATGGTTTGTACTAATGATGATGGTCTTATTAATATCATGCGTTCCGTGTCGTGGTGGGGTCGTGACTGTTACTGTATTGGTTCTAACAATCTATTGGAATGTGGTACTTGTGGTAATCGATTTGATACCTGGTTGAATAACTATGATGGTGTTGTTGACCACAAATACGTGTTCTCTACAATGGGATATAATCTGAAACCACTAGACCTACAAGGTGCTATTGGTATTGAACAGTTGAAAAAGTTTGAATATATTGATGAGAAACGCCGTGAATATAAAAACAAAGTTCAGAAGTTTATTGAAGATAATGTAAAAGAGGTAAGAGTGATTAATGCCTTACCTAAAGGTGACCCATCTTGGTTTGGTGTGCCAATCTATTGTGAATCACAAGAAGTAAAAGAAAAGTTAGTTGCTCACTTTGAAGCTAATAAAATTCAAACTCGTAATTACTTTAGTGGCAACATCTTAATACATCCTGGTTATGAACACTTAGATAATTATAAAAACTATCCTAATTCCAATTTAGCACTCAGTAATGTATTTTTTGTTGGTTGTTCTCCTCTGTGGAACGATAAGATTCTAAATTACATCGAAAAGGTGTGTAAGAAATGGAAAAGTTAATTAATCTATTTGGTGGATCTGGCTTTGTAGGTGGAAAATATGAAGAACTGACACCAAACATTTTATGGTCAAATGAAAGAAATGATTATAAAGTAAAATCAAACAATACTCATCCACTTGATATTGTATATTTCATTTCGACTATCGATAATTATAACGTACATACCGACCCGTTCATAGATATAGATACCAATCTAACCACTCTGATAAAGGTCTTGGAATCTTGCAAGGATAAAAATGTCTGTTTCAACTTTATAAGTTCTTGGTTCGTTTATGGAGATATAGAGTTACCAGCCAAAGAAGACTCACATTGTGACCCAAAAGGATTCTATTCAATTACCAAAAGAACTGCCGAACAGTTGTTAATTTCATATTGTGAAACGTTTGGTATTCAATGGAGAATCTTACGTTTAGGTAATGTTCTCGGTAAAGGTGACAAGAAAGTATCCAAGAAAAAGAATGCCTTACAATATCTGATTAATGAGATTAAAGAAAACCGTGATATTAACCTATATGACGGTGGAGATTTATATCGTGATTACATCCACGTGGATGATGTAGTACAGGCCATCAATCTAGTGATAGAAAAAGGACCTGTCGGTGAAATCTATAACATAGGTAACGGTGAGAAAGTATATCTAAGAAATTCTTTGGAATATGTGAGAACCCGTCTTAATTCTACCTCCAAGTTCAACAGTATTGAGATTGTTGAATTTCATAAAAAAGTCCAGACCAAAAATATGGTGCTGGACATATCTAAAATTCAGCAGCTGGGGTATGTGCCTAAGTACAATACAGAACAAATGCTGGACAGTCTACTTTAAAAGCCAACAATTTCGTCACTATGTATCTAATCGAATCTTTGTAAGGTTTGATTACGATAGGTTAAATGTTGTATAAATAAGTAACCGGCAACCAAAGTGTGTTGCAATCTAAGGGAAAAATTAATGCAATCGTTTTCAACATTCTTAAAAGAAGAATCCGGCGAAGGTTCGGAACTGAAGCACATCCACCATGCGGAAGATAGACCTTTGATGCATGGCCATGCCGGTTTTGAACACGCTCATGCTGCCTTAATGAAGGCACACGCTAACATGACATCTGGTGCCAAAAGTAGTAATCTAACGATGAAGTATGATGGTTCTCCGTCAATTGTGTTTGGCCACCACCCTAAGAACGGTAAATTCTTTGTTGCTACTAAATCTGCCTTCAATAAGAATCCAAAGATTAACCATACAGAAAAAGACATTGATAAGAACCATGGCCATGCACCTGGACTTGCTCATGCTCTAAAACACGCTCTCAAACATCTACCAAAAGTATCACCAAAAACTGGTGTATATCAAGGTGATTTGATGCACCATGCTGATACAAAGGTATTGAAAGAAGAATATTTGTTTGAAGCAGAAAAAAATAAAGTCTCTTTTACACCAAATACAATAACCTATACTGCTCACGGTAAAGAAGCAGACAAGATTAAAAGGTCTAAGGTTGGTGTAGTGGTTCACAGTAAGTATAGTGCTGACATGAAAAGTGCTTCACCTCATGTCGACCATGGGAATTTTAAAGAGCATCCAGATGTTCATATTCATGGTGCAGAACACGATACTTCTAAAGTAAAACACTCAGCTGACAATGAAACAGGATTTCAAAAACATATGGCAGCCGCCAAAGAAATCCACGATACTCACGGCCACAAGATGTATGATTCTATTCATTCATCACATTCTGGTGAACATGGCCATCTTTCAACTTATATCAATAAAACAGTTAGACATGATGAGGTTCCTTCTGTCAAAGGTTTCAAAGAACACATAAAAGATGTGCATGAGAAACAAGCAGCCAAAGTGAAGACCGAAAAGTCTAAATCTGAAAAAACTGGTGAAGGCGCCAAACAAATTAGCCACGTTGAAAAACACAAAGCACATTATGGTAATTTATTGACTATGCATCATCACCTAGCACAAGCTAAGAATCATTTGGTCAATTCATTAGAAACACATGAGGGTAATTACCAACACCATATCAGTGGTAAGAAATCTAAACCAGAAGGTTTCGTTGT